AAGGAAAGCTATCCAATGTTACCTGATTGTTGTCGCCGCGATAAATTAAGTTATCATCATCAGAACCAAAAAACTGGTTTGTTCTTAACTCGTATGCGTCTAAATCGTTGTCAGATACATTAAACCACTCTATATTGATAGTATTAATAAACTGGCTTCTCTTAACTGCAACGTCAGACGGTTCTGCTTGCTTTCCTTCTACTGTGATCGTTTGAGAAGGAGCGTTGCTAAATAATGATTTAATACCGTTTCTGTTTTCTGATTGCAGTAATATTTCATAATCGCCCTCGTCAAGTGCTTCTGTTTCAAACTGAGTTCCTTCAACTTTTCCATTTGGGGTTGATTTCCATTGACCGCCTACTGGCCTAACGTAAATATTAGCGTATTTATAAAATGGATCATTCGGTTCAGTCCACTCAACCAGTACAGTCGAATAATGATGTCCGTCTTTTGCTTGATAACGTTGTTCTGAAAGTGTAATCGGTGTTGGTATCTGTGCCGGCCTTTCCCACGGGTTTGGAAGCGTTGGCCCTGTTGGCTGCTGATAAACTACGCCCTCGTCAGTATATACGCTTGCGTTGTATTCTTTACAGACCAATAACATTGTATCGTCTTCTTTTTCTCTTACTTCCAGTACCCTAAACTCTTTATCAGTCCAACCCGGTAAATCGTGAGTAACTGCTATAATGTCGCCCGGCTCGCATTCTATTGCTTTGATAGTTGTTTCAAACTGGCAAAGGTTGCGGTTGTAATAATTCTTGTTAAAAAGAGTTCTTGCTACTTTGCCAGCCTGCTCAAAGTTTGTCACACCGTACAAGGTAACGTTCTGATTAATAACTTCGCCGCGTTCTTCTATGTCCTGATCATTACTGTAATACGCTTCAACCATTTCCCAGTTTTCAGCAGGGTCAACATATTCTACTGAAATTTTGTTGGGTATTTCTCTTTTGCTGGCTTGTGAGTATGAAAAACTATCTAAAATTATGTTATCGTCTTGGTTGAAATACTGAACAATGTTATTTTCTACTGTTTCAGCTCTAAGTGAAATTTGGCCGCCTGTATATACTAAGAATGAATTAAACGCTTGCAGCATACTCTGTAATATGTCAAGTGTTGACTGTTGGCTATCTAATACTATATTAAGTGTGTAATTATTAGTATCACACCAATCAGCTACAGAAAGAAAAGAATTTTCGTCAACGTCTGTTTCGCCAATACCCATTCCATAGCGATTGTTTGTAAGAAAGTCGTAAACTATCCACGCCGGGTTGTTAGAATATTGATTAACCCAACTAGTACCGTTATATACATCTATTTTGCGCCCTTTAACAAGTGCAGAAATAGTTGGCGAACCATTAAGCTCCAATTCTTTTGCGTCTAGTTTAGCGCCTATATAAGCTGTATAAGGAAAGTTATCACTATTAAAACTTACTGGCGTTTGTGAGCGTTCCCCTAATCTCAATTCGTAAAACTCACTTGTTAACTCTATTTCGTCAGCCTGTATTTGAGTTATGCTTTCAATCGGGCCTTCGCTTACTGCCAAACAAATATCTAAATTCTGATCTTCATTTTCACCGCCGTAAATATCCTCGTAAATTACGTTCCCGCTAACTAAATGTTCCCCGTACACTACTGGAACCGGCAGTCTGTGCGACCTTGTCATTCCAAATTTTCCAAGTGAATAAGTTTTAGAAGGGCCTTTTTCTTTATTATCTTGGTCGCCTATACGGTAGCCTAAAGAAGCCCCATAATAAGCTCCTTTCGGGCCACCAAATGCAAAACCTATTACACCACCTACTACTGTTGTAACTGCCTGTACTGCTGAACTCATTCTACCAGCTCCCTATGCCGAAAAACCTTTGCTAGATATTTATTGTAACCTTTTAACTTTGTTATAGTTGATTTTCTACCTTCTCTGATATGCAAAAACCTGTGGTGGTCTATCATTACACCGATATGCTTTAATTTTCCTTCCATTTTGAAAAGCAATACATCAAATTTTTGCGGACCGCCAACTTCAACCATATATTTTTTTAGCCCTTTTAGCAATCTTTGCTCGTCTTGATTATACCAGTCAGCAGTAATTTTTCTACCGTCTGTGTCTGGTATTTCAAGGTTGTTTTCTTTTAAGTATAGATACACCAACCCTAAACAATCTGCGCCTTCTCTAGTCCTGCCGTTGTGTTTGAAAGGAATGCCAGTCATTCTCTTATATTCCTTATCTGCGGTATAGCAGGAAAGCCGCCAAAAAACTCTGTGTTATTCCAAAATGTGCAGCCTTCTACTTCATCGCCTTTAACTTTTGAGCAGCCCGCTTTGATTGAGTAACTTGTACCTGCTGTAATGTCAGTTGATACCGGAAACTCAACTGTGATTGTGTTTGCTGTTGAGTTATAACCAGTAATCACTCGCTTGTTTTTGCCTGCACTAAACCCACCGTGTGTCCAGTTGGTATCCTGCAAGTTTTCAACTGTTATAACTGTACCTGTGCCGTCAACTGCCTGTATTGTGCCTGCGTTGGTTGGTGCGTCAACTCCACATTCTTCGCCACCGAATACCCACGGGCAGCGGCCGCCAAATCTACGGCCGGGAGCTTGCTTGTCTAATACATTTAGTTTAGATACTACTTCAACTGTGATATTTTCTTTATTTAGGTTTGGCCTGTCTATTTCACCACTAAAAAGCGGCACATAATCGTTATAATTCCCGATTGCTTCGTAAACATAATAATTTCTAAAACTAATATCAGCTATTGCTTTCCATTGATCGCTTAATATTCCGTTTTCATTCCAAGTTAAAGAAGTGTTAAGTGCATTATTCCAGCTTTCACTTGAAAAACTTTCCTGCTTTTGTATTCTTTCAAGAAAGACTTTCCAAACGTTTACTTTTACTCCCTGCAATTCATAGTTGGCAACTGTTCCCGACCAATCCTGTCCTACATTATCTAAGCTAACTTCAAATCTATCTACTTCAAGCGTCTTAGAACGGTTAATAGGCCGCCTTGATAATGCAGCAGGCATATATATCTCTGGTTGGCCTGCCTCATTGTAAAAAGCAATCTGGTGTGTCCAAGTTGCAAGATATAAAGTAGTGTCTGGCAAAAATATCTGATACAGTTCAATTGGTATTATTGATGCTTTGTCTTTTTCAGCTTCTATTGCTGCTGTTATATTTCTCATTCATTTAACACCTCGATTAGTTCGATGTCAAAATCGTGTGCAACGCCGTATATGCGCGTACGCTCCAAACTATCGTTATTAAATCTAACTCTAATAGTTTCGCCTGTATCTGGGTGTACCCAGTCAAAACTCTCAAGCGGGCCACCTCTCGCGTTGTAAAAATCTCTGATTTCGTTTGCTACATTTTCAAATTGAGTAAAAGGCAGCTTAAAAGCTCTCCGTTGTGGTGATTTTTCTCTGCGTTGCTCTGGCCCTCTAAATTGAGTAACTAATACATCTGATCTAGTTATTTCGTCAAACTCTTCGTTTCCTCGCCAAGTAAATGTTGCCATTTAAGCCACCTCCTAAATAAATCTTTTCAGCATTTCTCTAACTTCTGAATTATTTTTTACACTTTCAACAACAATTCTTTTTACAACTTCCGGGTTTCTGCTTACACCGTTTACTATCGCTTTTTCGTTGGCTCCGTCTATTTGATACAGATTAATATTAGTCGGGCCACTTTCAGCTCCACCTTGAGCGTTCATTTCTTGAGTTATTGAGCTTGCTAACTCGCTAAATACACCTTGATTAAGTGGCATAACTACTTCTTCGTCACGGCCTTCGCCTATTACAGCGTTGACTGCTCCTGTTACTTTACCTCCAGAAGCCATTTCAACCGCTTCGCCGCCTAAGCTGAAACCAAATTGACCTGCTAGTTTAGTAAATACCCAGTTGGTTGCTAATCTTGCCAGTTGATCCAAAGCGTTGTCAACCATAGTGTCCATAAAATTATCAAAGTGCTGTTTAAAGTTTTCTGCGTCTTTTAGAGTTTGAGAAAATAAATTGTTAGTTTCGTTGTATAATAGTTGACCTGTAT